TTTTATCTTGTTTATTATAAATATGTTCTATTTAATTTTTTCTCTTGACTTTTAGAATTAAATTTTCTATAATTCTAGAAATCCTAGTTTTTATATTAATAGTTTATTTAATAATTTTTATTTTAATATTCTTTTTTAATTCCTCCTTTTGTTAAATATGTTTTAATAATATTTTCTGGGTCATTTTTAAAATGTTTTTTAACACTCTCCACATTTTTTAAGTCGTCATCTGAAAAACCTACTTTTGGTACAAAATAATTACTTATTTTATTTTTTAAGAAAGCCTTTTTCTGAATATGGGTAGACATTTCCTTAACATATTTGACAAACTCTTTTAACACTTCAATTTTTAATTCTTCCACTTCAGCTGCCGACCCTTTTCCGTGTGTTACCGGGTAAAACTTACATAAATCTAAATATTCACGAATCATTTCTCTTTTAGATATTGTTCCTTCGTCATTTAAATCTCTGTATTTTTCTAAGTTTTTAACTAATTCGTTAGAATTAATACCGTTGGTGTTTGAGACAATATAGTTATAAACACCTTCTTTTAATACCGATGGGGTATGTCCTCGTGCTGTAACTATTGAAAAAATTGACCCGTTATTAATTGCCTCTACAAAGTCAGGCCAAGCCGCCGCTGGTTTTGCTTTCATAGCATCAATTATAAATTGTTTATCTCCTTTTACCCCAAAATATTTATAAGGGTCACTAGAAAATCCAACTATTGTATGTCCATCAAATTCAAAAGGTTCTTTACCTATTATATCTCTATAAGTTGCAAAATCTTCGGTAGACATCCCAACAACCTCACCATTTTCATCATCAACCAAAATTTTAGTTGGCATTGTAACTATATTGTCGTCCCAATCAAAAGCGTAATACTTTTCATTAGGTGTTCCAATATCGTCAATTTCTTCTTTTAATTTAGTTTTCACCATAATTTAATTTTTTAGGATACAAAGATATAAATATTTTGGATATTTCCTAACATTATCTATAAATATCTTATAAAATAAAAAAACCCCCACTAAAAATTATAATGGGGGTTTTAAAATTATTTAAAATTTATTAGATGTTCTCAAATGATGCTCCGGTTGGAGTAATGTAGAACGTTATGTCTATAAATTCTAATGATTTGGTTGGTTTGATGTAAATCTTACCTGTCATTTGATTTCTATCCAAATCAGCAGTGTCTGACGATACTGTAACTCGGAAATCATATAAACCTCTGTCTCTTCTGATAGCGTCCAAGATAGGGTTAACCGCGTCTAAGAAATCTTGTCTTACTTTTTGGTCGTTTTGTTCAAACAATAACCTTACAGATACCGCCGAAATCAATTTACGAGCTTGAAGTAATAATCTTCTTACGTTGATTCTATCAAGAGCAGATTGTGCAACTTGTAGAGTTTTATTACCCCAAATTACCGTTCCAACATCAGAGAAAGTAGCAATTGGATTAAGACGACCTTGGTAAAGAGTATCTCTATCTTCTTGAGTTAGTTTCTTTCTCGCTTTAACCGCATTTACTATACCTCTTGTGTAACCTGCCGCAGCGAACCAAGGGAACGCAATATTGTCAGTTAATGCTAAGTTTCTAACAACTTCCGCAGTTGGTGGTAAGTAAATTTGAGTGTTATTTACACTATCTCTTGTTAATACCCAAGGGTAGTAGGTTGCCGTATAGTTAGAGTCAATACCACTTTCTTCTAAAATATTTACCGCTTCTTGTGGATAAATTAATGCACTTGGGTCAGGACTTGGAATAAATAAATCACTATCAGCCGTTGTACAGATATATAATGAGTCAGCTCTATTAAATTCAATCATCTCAATTGCATCTCCAACTAAATCAGAGTTATTTGAGTAATCAATACCCGGAGTTACAAATAAATTAATATTAACCGCCTCAGGATTTGAGAATGTTTGTTGTCCTAATAAGTAAGCGTAGTAATCTGAATTTGCGTAATCAACACTATTGTTACCAACAGTGATTTTCTTGAATGCTCCCCATCCTGTAGCCGTTGGATATTGAATATCCGGACAGTATCCGTTTAAGAATCCTCTTCTACCTAACTTAAATGTGTCGGTATTAGTTCTTGATTCTCTATAGATATCCCAACCGTCAAAACCACCTTGTACTAATAATGAGAATTTACGTGAGTATATTCTGTAGTAAGGACTTGCTTCACTTGTTGGGTCTGATGTAAATGTTGTATCACCAACGTAATATGCCGGAGTTCCACTTGTACTATACGCGTTTGATATTGTAATACCACTTGCGTTTTTATCCATATGGAAACCTTTGGTTAATGTTATCCATTCTGCAGCATCACTATTAAGACATAAATTTAATGGTTTTTGCTTTCCTTTATATTGGAAGAAATCAACATCATATCCCGCACCGTTTCCTGTTGAAATACCTAAGTAAGTTCTACGAACATTATCTCCCGGACTTAACGTAGCGTCATTACCACCTGAACTTAATCCAAATGGGGGGTCAAAAACAACTTCACCCGGAAAATCATATTTAGTTTTATATATTGGGAATGGAGACCTTGATGAACCATATTGTCTAAATTTAAATCCTTGGAATCCACAAGGTAATGTGTCAATAGGTGCGTCTTCATTCATTTCCACCATAATGTATTTTGAATTCAATTCATACTCACCATCAGTTGTACCAATTTTTTTAGCCACAAACGAATTATCGTTAGGGTTCATAGTACAATTTGTGAATTTCTCAATAACAACAGGGTTATTATCTGTATCGTAGAAATCTCTAACTAACACATCAAATGTTAAATTACCAAAAGACATATTTGCAATAGATATTTTAACTTCAGTATTTGCAGCATTACCATCTGATATTGTTGTAAATCTAAATAAGTTAAATACTTTGTTACCTCTAACCTCAGAAACAATCCAAGGAGATACCGGTGTTTGATATCTTTCTAAGTAGTAAGCAATTGAACTTGAATCACCACCTGCAGCTCTTGGTAAATCTAATAAATTACAATTTAAACCTCTAATATAACCTTTATTATATCCGTAATTCAATAATGATTGGAATCTTTCTTCGACAAATACAGGAACGGTTGTTCTTGGTTTAGCAAAGTTTGAAGAACCAAATACTTTAGGTAAATATTTAGAGTCTGATTCACTAAATGATGTTTCAAAGAAGAATGTGTTACCTTCATAATCAGTCACGTTAAGACCAAATGTTGAATATGGGTTTTTAGCAATATTTGAATATGTTGATGCTGTACAATTAATTGCAACATCTGTTGCTCCTGTTACTTCATAAACCGGACCATCACTACCTGTACCATAAGTTGCAATACCTCTTGAACGAAGTGTTGCAATAACCATATCATCAAAATCTGTATATGAAACACCTGAATATGTATAAATTTTACCACTTACTGTTCCACTATAACAAGTTGTTATTGTACCCGTATTTTGATTACCGGAATTACTTAATGTTGATGGATTACAAGGATTTTCAATTATCACATTAACCGTCCAATTATTAGTTGTTCCACTATCTTGTGAAACTAAAACGTATTGTTTAGTTCCTGCTGAGAAATTTTGTGTTGACCCTGAACTTTGTTGTGTAACACCACCAACTTTAACATTCGTAGTACAAGCACTAAACATAACAGTTAATGTGTTTAAACTAGATGCTGATGTGGTAGATGGTAATACAACATCAATTGTGTTAGTATTATAATTTATACTACCAACTGTGTTTGAAACCGTTGCTGAACTAACTGAGAATGAATAAAAAGAAGCACAATTTGATGATGTTGTTGTTGCAGTTAAATTAGTTACAACATTATAGAATGAGAAACCACTATATATACCATTTGTATTATCAAATAAAGAATAATACCAAGGGTCATTATTAGCATCAGTATAATCAGCATTTGTTGAACTTACACTATCAATACCATAAACATTATTTTCCGAAGTATAAGCACTTAATGAGTTATAATCAGAACCTGAAATTGTTCCATAATAATTTATTGATGTTGCTGATGTGCTCGGTGTTGTTATAATATCAAATAATTGTGATTGAATATCATCTAAAAGTCTTGATGTACCACCATTAAATGTTTCGTAAGTATCATTTATTTTATTTGAGATTAATGTTGGTACTCCAAATACTTCAACAGTTGATATATTACTATTACAACCTGTAAAAGTAAAAGTAAATGGTGATATTGTATATCCTGTACATACGTCAGCACATAATGATAAATCATATGTAAAACCAGAACATTTAAAACCAACTGTTGATTTATCTACGTTCGCGATTGTTCTAAAAGACCAAGATGGTCCCGCGTCATATCCTGACAATCCCAAAATTCTTGTGACAAACAACTGATTAGATTGTTGTAAATAAGATTTTGCGATATACGAAGCTTCATACTTCGGTATTTGTGTATTAATAAATTTCTCAGGTGACGTACCCCCAAAGAAGTTAGTAAATTCATCAAAATTTCGTATAAAAATAGGTTCGAAAGCTGGACCTCTAAGAGTCTCACCAACAATACCTAATGTGGTTACACCCACACTCTGTGCTACGAAACTTAAATCAACTTCGGAAGTATATACCCCAGGAGATACGAATACTTTGCTGTTTGTTGCCATTAGTTTGTTTTGTTTATAATTTTATTTATATATAAATATTAAAAAAAAACCAAAATACTTTACTTCGTAGCAACTATTTATATTTTAGGGAGATTATTTTCTACCTTTTTTCTACTTATGGATAAAGACATCAAAAAGATTAAAAATTTGAAGATATCGGTGGAGACACACGAGATTCTTAAAACCTACTGTGAAAAGAGGGGTATTAAAATGTATCGGTTCTTGGAAAGACTTATTGTTGAGAAGTGTAAACCAACTAAAGATATCTATGGAGAAGATTAAAGTATCTTATCTATGAATTGGATACTTGACTCTAATGAGTCATCTTTTTTAACAATATTTAACCTTAATACATCACCGGAATTAATTTGTATTAAGTCTAAATCACTACCGTAATAATCGTCATTTATATAAACATCAAATGAATCAATATTTATTGTGTCTCCAATTTTAATATCAACAACATAACTAAATAATTGAGATAAAGTTGTGGTGCCAACAATAAATAATGCTTGACTCCCAACACCCTCTTCAACGGAATTTTTTTTACCACGTTTAGTTGTTGTCAAATCAAATTCAACAACTTGTAATAGTCTTGTAATTGCTGGTGATACCTCAAACTCATCCTCATCAATTAAAAATCCTAACATAGTGAATTCATAACTTTGAATGTAATATTTTCTTTTCTCAACCTCCATAACTGATTCATCGGTAATATTACCCATAACAATAGGTATATAATGACCTTTGATAACGGCATAGGCTTGTCTTGATGCAAATTTTTCAAGAATGACTTGGTTGAGTTTATTTAACTCTCTCATTCTATTACAAATAATTTTAACCGAATAAGTAATATCCACCGGTACCGGTTGAGGTATTGTATAAACATCCATACCATTTCGTTGTCCATCCCAAGTTGGAACCTGAGCATAAAAATATTGTCTTCTATTTGGTATGTTGTATAATAACGAAGGGTTTGTCCCAAATTTAACTTCGGGTTGTCTAATTGTGGTTATAAATGGGGGTTCAGAGTTTTTATCAATATTTTGAAAATCCCAAGTTTCGGTAAATTGAGTCCAATTTTGAGTTGTAACTATAATATCAACGGTTGGAATTGTCTTACCTTCAACAACCACTTTTAACTCATCTTTAACAAAATCTAAAAAACCTCGGTCCAAGTCGGCGTGTAATAAAGATTTTGGAAGATATGTTCCGTCTTTATTAATTTTCTCTAACAACTCACGTCTTCTTGGTAAAAGAGTTTTTGATTCTGTTAGTGGTATATTTTTCTTTATTTTACTTGGTAAACCCATTTTATTGTTTTGTTATAAATATTTTGTTCTTAGAATTTATCATTTTTACCACACCTGCTTGGTATATTGGTTCTTCGGTATCTTTCATAACAAATGAATTATACTTATATGGGTTATAGGTTACAATATTATCATTAGGTTCTTTCGGCATATCCTCACAAGGGTAACTACAATAATCAACCAAAGTTCCGATTACAAATGAATGTACGTTTTTTTGTTTGTCTTTTATAACTTTTTCTCTACCACCCTGTCTAACTTTAAATTCAACATCAACTAGTTTAACATAATCAGCGTGGAGAACTACTCTATTATTAGACCTTACCGAAAAGGTGTGTTTATGTAGATTATAATAAACCATAACCCTATCACCTATATGATTTTTTTCTTCATCATTTGCAATAATATCTAATAGTTTTCTATATTGATTTTCTTTAATTAAAATTTTCATTATAATCCTCTAAATTCGTTATTTGTAACCGGTGACGCCATAATCGTTCTATAAAAAGGTTTGAAACCACCATAAGTGTGTTTGTTATCCGAAGTTACCCTTCCGTCATTATTAACCGTGTAATACCTTACTTTATCTTCAGTTTCGTAGTAACCAATATAATCACCATAACTAATATCTACTTCCAATTCATCCAAATCTCTTTGATAAACAGAAACCTTCATATTACCCGGTT